CACCCCCCGCACTGCCTGGACCCCCCGCCGCTCGGCCCGGATCCCCGCGCTGGTGATTGCCGGGGTGGCGGGACGGCCTTTCACGCCAAATTCCAGATAAGCCAGTTTTTCCATATTCCGGACGCCTTTCTTGTCCCGCCCGGTGGGCCGGGTACACATATAATACCCGCCGCCATAGCCAGCCATGAGACCGGTAGGTTTGATCGATGCCGCCATAGCGCCAGTGTCTTTATGCTTCGACGCCTCCGCTACAACTTCCTCCTGGAGAATCTCCATGCCGGCTTTCATCATCTTGGGGGCTACCTCATCGAACCTTCCCAGCTTATCCAGCTGTGTCAAAAGTTCCTCAAAACCCTTTACTTCAAAGGATGCCATCGGCCACCTCCCTCTGTCTTGCAAGATGCAGGGATAACGCACTGGTTTTCGGCAGAGAATCCGGAATCATCTGTACCTGGCTGATCTCATAGACCCGTCCACGGATCACTGCCAGATACTCCGTCGTCAGCCATTCCTGGTATTGGATCCGGATCAGGCGGTCGACCTGCATCTTGGCCGTCATGGCTTCATAGTACCGCGCCGCTCCAACGGTTTTCTCTGCATACCGGAATTTTCCCCTGATCTGCCCTGCGTTCCCATCATCATCGATCAGATGAATGGAAACCAATCCATCATTGAACGTTTCAAATGAAACCGTTGTCTTCCGCGTATTCATCCGTCTGCACCCCGATTCTCAACATGATCAGTTCTGAATGGAAATTCTGTTCAAACAGTTCCAGCACACTGTTGCGTGCATACCGGCAGTAATCCAGCAGAAGTGCCCGGGGCTGTCCCTCTGTTCCGTAATCCAGTGTTTTCCCTGCCTTAGCGTCCAGATAGGCCATTCCCCTGGTGATGATGCCGATCAGCTTCGTATCTCCATCCGTATCACTGTAAGTAATATCCAGATAATTCCTGACGTCATTCAAAAGCTCTTCTGCTGCCATGTGATCACCTCATCAAGCTTTCGCCTTTGTGTTTACCGGGTTTCCCTCGGTGTTGGTTACTTCCACTTTCAGGGACTGCGGTTTCAGTTTGGAAATATCCAGATACTGGAAGGAGTTGTTGTCTTTCGGCCGCCCCATTCCATACATCTTTGTTGTATATACCCGGTTGTCTTCCAGAAACTGGAACTCGTCGGAGTACTCGATCTTTCCGGAAGAGCCTGCCCCGATTCCCATGAAGTAGTTTTTTGCGATTCCGAGAATCGCTTCTCCCTCATCCAGCACAGCGGACTGAACTACCTTCGTAGGATACGGGAAAATGTTATTCTTATAGCTGCCATCGGTAGCCCGGACCGTAGACGCCGGGAGGATCCGTTTAATATAATCCACCGGATTTACCACAAGCATAACCTCAGGAACCGTGCGATACCCTCCCACATCATCCGGTTTCTTCGCCAGCGGCGCAATGATTCCACAGTATCCTTCCGGTTCCAGCGTTCCAAGACTTACTTTTGTTTTGTCTTTATAAACACCCTGTGTCACTGCACCAGCCAGATCTTTGCACATGCCGATCGGCTGATCTTTTCCTGTTCCTTTCAGAATTCCTTTTTCCAGTCCTGCTGCTGATGCCTCAGAAAGAATGATCCGCACATAATTGTCCAGCCATGCCGGTCCCAGCTTCAGCATATCCTTTGACACCGGGATAAATGCGCTCAGCTTTGCCAGGGTCATATCAAGTGTATCAATCTTTCCTGCCAGTTCGGTGGCGATAGCAGAATTCAGGGCGCTCCAGGTGGCCAGATCAATATTGTCTGCATTGACGATCATCTTGATCACGCCCTGGCAGTTCAGAAAGTCAATATTATCCAACAGGGGGTGGGACTCTCTCATGTCAGAAATCACGGTGTCAATAACCGTCTCCGGCATTGCCTTTGAGATATCCACCAGTGCCTGCTTCGGGTTCGCAGATTTTGAGGCATCAATCCAGGCCTGATAAAACTCTTTCTCCTCACTGGTCAGCTGACGGATACCCCGGGCCGCAAGAATGGCAGAATCACGGCTCTGTCTCAGATCACCGTATTCCTCCATAATACGTTCCTGCACACCATCAGCGAACTGAGAAAAGGCCTCGGCCATTGCTTCCTCGTCGTCATTTTTCAGAGCCTCGGAGAGGTTCTGCATCAATTCTTTGTTTTCCTGGTTCAGAAGGTCTTTATTCTTCATTTGCTGCTCCTTTCAAATGCATTTAAAAAAGCGCCCATCATTTTGAGCACTTTGTCACCTTTTTCTTTTTTCTCCGGTACCGGAGGTTTTTCTTTTGAAACAAACTGTTCCATCTCTTTGTGGAAGGACTGGAAACTGTTGATCTGCTGCCGGAGCTGCCGGATTGTAACCTCCGCCTGCTGGTTCAGCTGGCCCGGATCCACTTTACTGGTACTGATTTCATCACAGAAACCATATTCCAGGCACTGTTCCGGCGTCAGGAAGGTTTCCTTGTCCATCATCTCCTTGAGTTCTTCCTCGGTGAGATTTTTCGCCCGCTCCATGTAGATCTGCCGGTTGGACTCCATCAGCACATCCAGATCGTCCGCACACTTCCGCAGCATCTTTGCGTCGCCGTATACAGACATGGACATGTTATGGATCAGCATGGAAGTGCCCTGGCCCATAATGATTTTGTCGCAGGCCATGCAGATCACACTTGCGATAGAATAAGCAAATCCATCCACATAGCAGATCTTCTCTGCCTGGTGCTGTTTCAGCTGGTTATAAATGGCAATTCCTTCCTTGACAGATCCGCCGTTGCTGTTGATGTGCAGCTCAATGGTCCCGCTGTCCGGGATTGATTCCAGCTGCTCCCGGAAGTATTTCGCGCTGGTTTCTGACTCATCATAGTCCCAGGTCTCCCAGTTAAAAGGGCCGTATGCAGTTACGTCATCGTAAATATACAATTTATGTGTATTTCCACCGGCCAGCTGTTCAAAGCGAAACTTCGTTGCATTCATCCTGCATCACCTCCTTTCGCAATATCGGTATAATTCTTTGTGATCCAATGCTTCCTGCTCTCTTCCGTGCCGAGTTCTGTTTCTCCGAGTTTCTTCCGGAGCTCATCAATACAGTACATGCCGGAAGAGATCAGTTTGTCGATCTTCTCCGCAATCGCGAACACATCCACATGCATGATAGTGGTCGTGTCGATCTTCAAATAGCAGCCCTGCCGCACCTGGCGTTTGCCATAGCGCTTCCGGTTGATCTCTGTCTGAAGCATTTTGCAGATTGGATCCACGCAGAAGGTAAGAAAGTTTTGCGTCACTTTTTCCACATCTGACACATCGCCTTTCAACAATGGCGATGGAATATTGAACGCTCGGGCCACAGTTACCACAATTTCATCCAGTACATCGGTGATATCTTTCATTTCTGACGTGGATTTCTTGCTCTGTTCTGCTGCCTGTTTCGTATATGTAAAGCCGTTAAACAATGGGAGAACCGCGCTCCGGCTGTTGAAAAAGCGCTTAAATCGATTGTTCATCAGGTCTTCATAGACTTCCTCGAAACTTTTACCCCCATATTTTGCACCGGTGGCCAGGGCATCAATGTGCAGGGTTCCCTTTTCGCCACCGGCTTTTTCGTATTTATCCACCGCCTCATCCAGCAGAGTGTTGTACCCGTTGCACAGGTTTGTGAGAAGCTGGCGGATATTCTTGTTATTTAAGCGAAAATACAGAACTTCCGACATACGAAAAGTCCTGTCAAAGGTCAGCCCCTTCCGGTATACGTTGCTGAATACCGTTTCCTTTAAGGCATATTCTTCTTTCGTGAAGCTTTCCGCGATGATCAGCTGTCCCATGCTTTCGACTACCAAACATTCATTGCGGTACAGGAGTGTCGCCACAAGCTCCTGGAGGAACTGACTGGAGTTCTGATTTTTGTTCGGCTCATAGTTCCAAACATAATATTCTTCCCCCTGCTGCTCCTTTCCTTTTGACAGAGTCTTAAATTCACACTTCGAAATACTGTTCGCGATCAGGTTGATTGCCGCGTGAATGGTAAGCTCCTCCGCCACCAGGTTGGAAAGTCGTTCCTGGTCTACAAACTGTTCGATCGTGTCCGCAGTTACTTCCACGGTCTTCCCCGTAGACATTTTTCCTTTGAGCCATGCCCAAAATCCCATGTCACACCTCCTTCCCGCTTTAATAGCTATATACATCAAAGTTGATTCCGGAGTAGTCAAGCTCTTCCGGAATCTCCTCAATAATGGTCATTGTGCAGACAAATTCCATGAATCCATCTGTCTTCCGATAGTTCGGTTCGATTTTTCCATATGTAATATTTCCCTTATCATCCATTTGTTTCTTGGTGTTATTTGTGTACCACCGCATGATAGGCGTATTTCCGAAAACGATCATATGGGTGACAAAGCCATGATTTATGATCGGTGCGGCCTTCATAATGTCAGAAGGTCGAACCAGATACACATTTTTCTTCTCAAAAGCATCGAACCCAACTTTCTTCAAAGCTGAGTTCAAAAGAGAATATCGGTAATTATCGATTGCAATCTTGATGATGTTGTACCGCTGGCCCATTTTCTCAAACCAGCTGGCCACCAAATCCGGAGAAATTTCCACATCATCCACAAATTCTACATCCCCTTTTGCTTCCCATTCCCGCAAAGGAGCCTTGATTCCACCTAAGTCCCTCGATCTGGAACAGATGAAGGTGTGCTGCACATGGTATATTTTTTCTTCCACACGAAAAGTAAGGCCTGTTGTAACAAAATCATTGGTTTTCGCATAGTCCACACCTCCTACACAGTTCCTTCCCTCCAGGTCTATCATATCCTGATCCGTTGCCAGGATATCTTCCCAGGTGGCCACCTCAACTTCTTTATTTCCGATAGGGAAATTACAGCGTTTTGCCATATATTCCGGAAAATAGTCCATATTGTACGGCATATCTATGATCTCTTTCTCGATTGTGGTCCGCAGGCTCGGGAAATCATTTAAACTCGGAATGGCCTTTACCAGCTTATCTATCTGGTTCCACTCCTTCTCGTTCTCAATCCGACACCAGAACACCAGAGTTCGATTTAATGGGTTGTATTCTTTTAAGATTGCCTGATTCTGTTCTTTCTCCTGATCCAGCACTGCGCCCCGGATGTGGCCATCCGTAGTGATCGTGATAATTCTTCCATGCCAGACTTTTCCCAGTCCTGATTTCAATGTATTCATGTTCTGGACGTCGGTATATTCATGTTTCTCGTCAAATATGATGCAGCCGGTTCGCTTACTGTCTTTTCCGCGCTTAGATGACGTGTTAAATCGAAGTTCCGACTTTGTGACTTTCCCTGTAATCAGTTCTTTTGTTGCGTGGTAGTTCTTTTTCAATACCTGCTTATACCTGACATCCACCGGATCTGTGATCACTTCATAGACATCCTTGAAAGAGGTCTTTGCCTGGTCTTCCGCATTTGCCATGAGGTCAATATTGTATCCCCTTATTCCGTGATATGGTGATAGGAAGTAAAAGCATAGAAAGGAAATAAACCCGTTCTTCCCGCTCCCCCGTCCCACCATGACACGAATTTCATTGAAAACGATGTCACCATCTGTGAAAATCACGCCCACGATCAGTGCAAAAAGAAATACCTCCCATTCGATGAGCCGATATGGGAAGTATTTCTGCAAGGACAAACCTTTTTCAATTTTTTCATCATCGATCCGGACATCCGGCCGTTCCAGCGTGGGGATCACTATATTATCAATCATGAGGTCCTGCTCTTTGCAGTGTTCCACCTCGTTGTTTTTAATCTTCCGGATATACGGATCTATAAAACGGCTATAACTCCTCATCGTCCGCAGCGCCTGACGACAGGACCACGTCCGACGGCTTTAGCCCCAGGAACGACAGGATGCTCCTCATCTCCGCCGAGATCCGGCGTTTCTCCGCCGTTGCATCGGTGTAATTTTTGAGCGTACAGTTTCCATCTTTTTTCAGGGTGGTAAGTGTCTGGTTTATGTAGAGTAAATCATCATAAAAGGACATATACTCTTCCACCTTGTCTTCCAGAAATTTTTCAGACATTTTGTTCGACAAAAGCGCATTTTTCAAGCTTTCTTTTGTCTTTTCTCTTTTCTTTTCCTGACTCAATGGACGGGGCATTTTACCACCCTCCTTTCAATTTCCTGGGATTTTTGAAATTTTCTCCGGATACGAG